GCCCAGCGGGTTGTAAGGCTGGCCCACGGCGTCATCAAAGATTGCCGCCTCGTATTGCTTGACCTGAACTGTGCAGCCTTCGTTGTCGCCCATCGACCAGTCAGAGACGATGAACTCGCCAAAGATGTTCAGTGATGGCAGGTTGACGAGGACTACGCGGCCGGGCCGGCAGTTGTAGCCTGAAAAGTTCATCGGCAGGCTGATCGCCCCGCCTGCCCGGCGTTGGCGTAACGCGATGTTTGCCAAGCGCTGAGGCTGGTACGCGTCGTCCACATACGGGAACGTCATCGTTTCGGCAGCCTCGCCGCCGTCCTCAAGAATCCATTCGGAAACGCTGACCTCTGGGTAATCCGTCTCGGTCCAGGACTGCTCTGGGTCGATGAACGTGCCGCGCACCGTGTTGATGGCGGAATCGTTGGTCGATTCGGTGCTGCCGGACACGGTGCCAATGATCATGTCTTCGGTGATCTCGAAGTCATAGGGGCCGTAATAGGCACCAGCCTGAAGCATCCAGCGGCCGCCGACGCGTATCAACTTACCGGCACATGACGCTTCCATCTTCTGCAGAACGCCCGGGCGCGGTTCGTCTGCACCAATCACGCAGGAGGTACGATAGCGCTGGCTGACCGAGCCATCGGCATTGGTCAGCGCTTCATCGCAGACGTTTGCGGCGCTGGCGAATGTCTCGAAAATGATTTCGTCATCCGGAACGTTGCAGCGGGTGCGTAGATACCAGAGGATGTGCAGCGCGGTGTTGGCGGTGTAGATGTTGTTGCCGGTGCGCGGGTCGTAAATGTCATTCCGGCCACGGAGCACAAAGCGGGTGTCAGGGATGCCGGACGGGAACTTCTCGGCGCTGTACTTTAGGGTGATGCGCACGTACGACAGGCCGCGCCCGATCTGGCTGTCTTTCCAGTCCTGGCAGTTTGCCTTGAGGAATGCGTTCACTTCTGTCGGGTTGACGATCAGCTCATAGCTGGCGAACTCACCGAACGAGCCGATCTCTTCCTCGCCCAGGTAGATGTTCTCTAACCCATCGATAGCCCCTTCACACAGCACGTACACAAGGTGGATTTGCTCGCCCTCTGTGAGCGTGCCGGACTGCTCCTGCGCCCAGACCAGCACGCCACCGGTGGATACACGACCGAGGATGAATCGGATCGGCGCTTTGGACGACCTCACCGTTTGAGCGGACGGCTCGTTATCGCGCAACGGTGATTTGGTGTTGAGCTTCTCCTGCTGTGATGCCGCGTAGAAGGCAAGGCCAGCGCCGATAGCAGCACCCACCGGGCCACCTTGCACGAAACCAATCACAGCGCCAACGGCGACCTGGGCAATTTTTTTAACGCCACTGGGCATTATTCAACCCTCCAGGCTGACAACGGCTCACACACAACTCGAGCAACGCCGTCATCGGTCGTTGCCCAGTAATCACCTGCCCAGAACACGGCCATGCTGCGTCCTGCCGGCGCTTCGTACATCACGACATCGCCGCGCTGGATGAACGGGACGGCAACCCTTGCAAAGCAGGCATCCCATGCAGCTTCCAGGCTGCCGTGACGCTTCTTCAGCGCACGCTTGGCGCCCGCCTCGGTCTTGTAGGTGCCTCGGTATTGCTCTGCAGGATCGACACCGCACACGGCGCTCGAGCAGTCGGCGGCAAATAGGTAACAGTCAAATTCACCCCACAAAAAAGGCCGCCCTTGGGCAGCCTTGATTACTTCGTGCAGACGCGTGGTCCAGTCTCGATGGCGCATAGCTAATTTCCGTAGGTGAAGGTCGGCGCATCCTTGGCAGCCCCCCAGTAGATGGGCCATTCGGACATTTGCGCGATTGCGTAGAAGAATCGGTCGCCCTGGTGCCGGGCGCGGTGGTTTTCGTCCGTCCAGCGCTCGGTGCCGGTTCGGCTCCATTCAGCCATGCGGTCAATGACCGGCACGGTGATGGTGTTGCCGTCCTGGCCATTGCCCGCGAACGAGAACTTGGGGGCGTCCATGCGCCCGGAAAACAGGATGTCGGCGGCGTAGTTGCCAGCCTCGTCGAACACCACGAAGATGATCTTGGCCATTCGGCCCCGGCAACCGCGCAAGTTGGTTTCGGACAGGATGTAGGAGTCCAGCCCGCTCAACGTCAGGTCGACCGACATGGGCGAGCCTGAGTTGTCGCTTTCTTTCGACTGGCTGACCTGACCGAAATTGCCCACGCCTTCGTAGGTGATACCGTCGACGACCAGATCGCCGGTTCCGGTGTGAGCGAAAACCATGCCGTCGGCGAAGTCCAGCTGCACGGCGTAGACCGGCATGAATTTGCCAGTGGCGATGATATCCACCACGCGCTGACTGAAAGGAAATGCTGAGGGCATCAGAACGCCTCCCTGAATTGCAAAGCACTGTTGGATACCAAGGGATCCTGAACCACCTGGTGGGTGTCGTCTAAACGGCGCATCTCCGAGTAGGGATTGCGATATTCAACGTGCGCGCCCACGGTCAGCGTTTTTCTAATGCGCTTGTTGAGCGAAACTTGCACCCTGCCCTCCGCGGTCGAACTGGCATCCTCTATCACCTCGAACATTTCACCGCCAACAGTGATGTAGTCACCCATTGAAAACACCTTGGCGCTGGGTATCACGCCGCCGATGGTCATAAACGTGGCTTGGGAGAAACCTGACACCACTACCGCATCACCGATATCGTCGACTCGGGTACGGGTGATAGCGGGAATATTCACAGTCCCATACATGCCCTGAAGCTTCCCGATCAGCGAGGTGAGCTGTCGCTCGTCCTCATCAAACAGCACGCCGAAGGTCATCGTGCATATCCAGTACGCGCCGGGGTAGCCAAGGATTTGTTGTGAGTTCGACAGAATGGAAGTGAATGCGCGGTTGTTGTAAGTGACACCCCATGTTGTTTGCGATGGCTCAAGCGATTCAGGCCAATCGTGCGCCATGACGCCTCCTTATGCTGGTACTCAGCGGTTGATCAGTTGCCGGGCTGGCCCGTTGGTTTTGAAATCGTTAAGCACCATTTGATATGCCGCCTGTGCGCCCTCCTGGGCTGCGCGCCGAACCTCGGCTCTCGATACGGCGTCAGCGTTGCCCTGGAAGGTGAAGTTCTGGATAACGCTGCCCAGAGCGGTCGAGGTTGTCGCCGTACTACCGCCACCTGCATCACCGCCTACCATGCGGACACCCAACGAGCCATCAGCTGCGCGGGTTAGAGGCATAATCGCCTCCGGTCCTGCCTCGCCCGCCATGCCAGTCTTACCGCCCGCCATGCCGAAAAGCGTCGGTGTGTTGACGATGGAGTTGGTGAAGGCGGCGCCCTTGGCGAACTTCTGCACGCCGCGATCCCAGACACCGCCATCAGCCTGGAACACCGAGGCGATACCTGATCCCAGGCCGCTACTGGCAAAAGATGACACGGCGCCGACCAGCGCCTTGCGCACCTGGATGCGGATCAAGTCATCGACGATGGAGTCAGCCAGGCTTTTGAACGACAGCTTTCCGGTTTTGACGAACTCGGTTAGAACATCCTCGGCGCCGTCGAACGCATCAGAAATCAGCGACTGAGTCTGTCCGGCGATATTGGCAACGTCGTCCCGATAGTTCTGCCACGCAGCGCTCGCACCCTTCGACCAGTCTCTTTGCGCCTGATCCACCTTCTGCCAGCCGTCCTGCATGACCTGCACTTCCCTGGCGCCATATTGCTCAGTGAGTGCAATTTGCGTTTCCAATGTCTGGCGTTGCTTGTCCGTGGTGGCGGTTGCCAGCTCGGTGCGCAAGGCCAGTACCTTGTTATTGGTGTCCTGCTCCAGTGACAGGCGAGCCTGCGCCCGCTCGGCCTCTTTGCTGCCCATGCCGACCGCCGAGGCCGTCTGCCCATATGAAGCGCTGGCGAGCGCGAGCTGACGCTGCAGATCGGCCTCGTACTTCATGGCCTCAGCCATCCCGTTGGCCGACGCTACGGTCTGGTCATACTGTTCTTTCAGCCATTGAAGGCCTTTACCGTACTCTTCCGTGGAAATCTTCCCGGACTTGTAGAGCAGCCGAAGTTCATCGGTTTTTTTCGACTGTTCGTCTGCCGCCGCATTGACCGGATCGAAGCTTTCCTTGAGCTTGGCGTAGGCGTCAGCCGCAGTTTTGAGCTGCTGCTCAAGCTTGTTCTGGGCCTCTTTATGTTTTTGCGCCGACTCTGTCGCAGACTTGTCCGCGTCCTTCTGGGCGTCGTAGGCCCTGGCGGTGTCACGGATCTGCTTAGCGAGCGCGCCCTGCGGATCAATCTTGTTCTCGGTAATGAACCGGTCGGCTTCCTCGAGCTTCGTTTTGTCCTTGAGCGCATGGATCTGCTTGTCGAGGGTCTGCTGATAATTCTTGCCGGCATTCTCGGCAGCGATATCGACTTCGTTCTTGTCCTTCGTACTTTTGGTGCTGCCGTCGAGCTGCTTGGTGTACAGCGCCTGGCGGGCCGCCAGCAGGTTTGTATTAACGTCAAGCGTGCTGACCGCTTCGGACTGTTTGACCCAGCCGTCCAGTTGTTCCTTTGGAAGGCGAAACTGCTGGCCGAGCTTGAGAATCGTGTCGGACAGCGGCTGTCCCGCCTTCCTGGCTTCGTCCATGCTGCTCGCCAACGCAGCGAACTGTTGGCGACCATCTACACCCGAACGCCCGCCCAAGATCGCTCGCTGCATAGAGGTGCGCAGCCCCTCGAACGCATCCGCCGCTTTCTTGGCCGAGTCGCGCTGCTCCTCTGTGACACGCACCAGTGCGCCCTGCTGCTGGTCACGTGTGAGCTGAGCGAACTCCTTGCGCACTTCCTCGACCGACCGCTTCAGATCGTTCACGTCCGTGCGGGCGGTCTGGGCATTGGACCCCATGGCCAGGAACGCCACGCCGACGCCGATCGCCAGCGCCGCGATCCCGGCCGGGCCACCCAGCAGCGCCAGCAGGGACGAGCTCGCCCGCGCCAGCACGTTCTTGGCCGCTGCGGCCTGAGCCTGGGCTGCAGCGTTCGCGACCGTGGCCGCCGTGTCGCGCGCCATGGCAGACGAAGACGCCGCAGTAGCGATTGCCAGGCGCTGGGTGGCAGCGGCTGCGGCAGTCTTGGCTGCCGCAAGTTCAACATCCATGGCGGCCAGCGCGGCGGTGTATCGCGTCTCTTCCACCGTACCGACGGCCAGGCTAGCCTGATAGGCGAGAGCCTGGCGTGCAGCTTGCACCTGGGCGAGACGCGCGATTGTCTCCGCTTCCAACGCCTGAGCTGCCGAGTATGCCGCGACTGATTCGCGTAGCTTGGCCGCAGAAGACGCTGCCGACGCCGCCGTTTCCTCGGCCTTGGCGATAGCAGATGCCTTGGTGGTGGCGATGTTGGTGAGAGTCGCCTTTGTAGCCGCCGCAGACGATGTCACCGCATCAATGGCGAACTTGGCAAAAGCCGCCGCCATCTTTCCGCCCAGCGCTGCGACCAGTACATCCACGTTCTCAGCCAGAAAACTGATCGTCTCGCCCAGACGCTGAGCGCCGCCGTTGTCGCTCAGGCCCTGTAGCGACTTGGTGATGCTTTCTATACCTGGCAGCAGGCCGATGGTGATCTGGTTGGCCGCCCCGGAGAAGGTTGCTTTCAAACCGGAAATAGCCTGACCCGCAGCGACGAGGCGGTTGACGTTAAACTCTGAGATAACCGAGCCCGCGCGATCGGCCTGATCCCCCCACTCCTTGAACCCTTTGCCGTTATTGCGCAGCAGTGGGATCAATGCCGTGGTTTCGTCGGCCATCGCCTCCATGTAGGTGGTCATCTGCTGCTGATTCAGCCCGGCCTTTTCGAGCGAGGTGTAGTAAAGCTGCAAGGCCTGTGGCCCGGAAAGATTGGCGAACTGGCCAGCAGTTACCCCGATCTTCGGTGCGATCTCCTTGAAGAAATCAGACATCTCACCGCCGCCGCGCTGCAAGAATTCGCCGACGCGGTCGTTGGTGTCTTTTAGGATGTCGCCCAGCTTGTCCTGCTCAACGCCGACGGTTTTTGCACCAAAGGCCATGCGCTGGAAGTCTTCGACCGTAGTGTTCGATAGCGCGGAAAGGTTCTTGACCTCTTTCGCGTAATCGATGGTGCTGGTCGTCAGCGCCACCAACCCAGCGATCGAACCAGCAGCGGCCAGGTTACCGGCGCCGATCTGATCGAATGCTGATGTGACCGCACGGCCCACGGTCTGGGCGCTGGCGTTCACTCGGTCGAAAGCGTTGTCGATCCGGCCCAGGCTTTGATCGATGTTATGAGCTGTGCTCGACACCGAACCTTCTGAGCGCGTCAGTTCCTGCCGCAGTTGCGCCGTGGTGGCTTCAATGCGGACAAGCATGCCTTGGACGTCGGTATCGGCCACGTAAGGAACTCCGGAAAAACGTTATGTGCTGCCCTTGCCGGTGAGCGCCATGCGCAGCTTCTGCGCGACAGTCGTCGGTTTGGGTTTGGATTGGGGGCTGGACTGGGTGCTGCTGGGGAACGGGCTGGTCATGCGTGCCCACTCGATCTTCGCGTCCATAGCGAGGAACAGCTCGGGCAGCGAGGTATGCCACGCCACTTGCGGTGACCAACCGAGCCAGCCGGTGGCCACCGCATAAAGCCGATCGACGTAGCTCCCCGCCTCTACGGCGCTGACTCCGTCGGCCGCTCCTTTCCCGGCTCGCCACCGCGCGGGTTGTACAGGGCTCCCAGATAATCTTTCAACTGTAGGGTCATGTTTGCCACACCCTCCTGCCATACCGCCTCTGCCAGGCCTTCCGTCTGCTTTTCAGTTAGGTTGGCGCCAGCAGCGATGATCAGCGCGGCGCCGTCAACGCTGACCTGACGCAGAGTTTCGGCTGCACCTCGGAGTCCGCCGAAACGTGCTTCGATAGCACGGACGGCTGCGAGGGTTGGCCGCAATTGATAGGTGGTCCCGCCAATGACAAGATCGATGTTGCCGTGCAATGTCTTGCTCATGGTTCACCCGATCAGGCGGCAGGGCCGGCAGCAATTTCGATGACATCGGAGTTGATGCCCATGGTGATGTTACGGCGCACAACGTTGTCCGCTGCACCAGGCGCGACGGTGTTGTTCATCACCTTCACACGGAAGTAGAAGGTGGTCGGCAGCACGACCGGAGTGGCCGTCGCATCACCGTCGTTCAGCGTGACCTTGATGTTGTAGTCGCCCTTGGAGCGGTCCTTGTGAGCAACTTTGACGGCCTTTTGACCGGCGTCGCCGTTGTCCAGGCCGACAGTCAGCGTCATGTCGCCAGCGTCAGCAGTGCCCTTGTACTTGCGCACGCGGCCATCCTTAAGCGACGTGAAGGTCACCGAACTGAAGGTATCGCCAAATTCGCCCAGGTCCTCGATTTCGCCGACCTCGACGTAAATGTCCTGTTTGTAATCGGCTTCGGTATCGGCGCCGGTTTTGGTGCCGAGGCTAAGTCGGCAGCCTGCAGCGGTGTTCAAGTTGTCGTCGGCCATGGAAATTCCTCCAAAAGGCACATTGGATAAAGCCGCGAAGCGGCAGATGTTGAATCAGTGAGTGGTGATGACGCGGACCGTGATAGCGCCCATGTACGTGACGCCGTCTGCATCACGCTGTGAATCCGCGCGCTCTACGCGGACAGACACTGCCCTGCCAACTTCCAGCGGCAAGGGGCGCTCATCCAGCGCGGCGGTTACCTCAGCGTTGATGCGCTTGACCTCGGCCTGGCCGTGAGCATCCGACCAGACGGTAAGGTAGAGCAGGCGCTGCTGACGCTTGCGCCCGGCGATAGGACTGGTGTTGGTCGAGATTTCCCGGTCGATGGAGACATACGGCATAGGCGTGTCCAGTGGCGCGCCATCGTAGATAGGGCATGACACCTCGGCCTGTAGCCGCTCGAAAAGTGCGACCTGCAGGGCAACGGACGGATCAGCCATCGCTTCCTCCCTGGCTGGCCTTCTTCAGCGTTCGATTCACTGCGGCGCGGATGTCTGCCATCACCACCTCCCGGTTAACGTCCAGCGAAGGCCGCAACCACGGATGAGCCGGCAGCGCAGGTATGCTCGGGTACTTGCCGAAAAACGTGGAGCCGTCCGACTTATTCTTGACCGAGCGACTACGGTTGCCCGCGCGCTTTTTCCCGTCGTAGCCCTTGGTGCCATACTCAAGAAACCGCAGGTAGAAGAATCGACGGTTGTCCTTTTTGCCACGAATGCCGATCTGCGCATCCAAGCCACTTTTGGAGACAAACGCCTTCAGGGCGCCAGCCGCTTCGCCAGTGTCCCGAGGGATGGTCGACTTCATGGTGGCCAGGATCTTGTTGGCGGCCTCCTGCATGGCCGGGCGCAGCTCGTTATCCACGTTCTGATGAATGTTGCGCAGCGTCCGGCGTAGCTTGAAGTCACCGGACATACGGGACCGGCGCGCCATGGGTTACTCCTTTGCCTTGTCAGCTTTCGGCGCCGGGGTGTTCTTGACCTCTTCGACCAGGCCTCGCTCAATCAGAGACTTTGCCGTAGCAGCGTCCACGGTGAATTCATCGCCTGTAGTCCGCTCGCCTACGGCGCCGGAGATGTTGGCAAGTGCTCTAACGTTCATGGGATTTCCTCAAGGGTTGGGGACATTGGTGCAGAGCAGACGGAGCATTGAAAGCTCGTTGTCTGGCAGTGCAGCCACAATCAGGTACGTGACGCCTCTATTCACCAGGCGGCAGCCTGCAATCAGGTCTGGCCGTGGCCTGACCCGGACTTCTGCGGTAACCACCGCAGAAAGCTTTTCAGCAACGGCCTCGATGCGGCCGGTAGGCAGCGTGATCTCGGCCCAAAGCTGGCCGGACTCTATCCAGGTGTCGTCAAAACCACCGGTTCGATTCTTGACCCGCTCAGGCTTGTAGAGCGTAGGACGGTGTCGCATTGAGCCTGCTCTCATCAGAATCGCTTCCTTGGCCAGAGCAGTCGGTCGACGGCCAATGGAACCTCAGAGGTAATCGTGCCGATCACAACCGCCTCGCGATTTGCATACCAATGACCTACCAGCAGAAGTACTGCCTGACGGATGTCCTTGGTGAGGGTCATTTGTTCAGGCAGCACAGGGTCGGCGTCCACCAGCACCCGGTCACAATGCTGCTCGACATGCGCCAGCGCCGCGTCGATGTACCCCTGAATCAGAACGTCCTCTTCGATGTGGTCAACACGCAGGTGCGTTTTCACCAGGGATAGCTCGATCATTTACTTGTTCTCTTCCGGCTTGGCCTGCTTGTTGGCCTTGGGAGTGGTTTTGCCGCCAACCTCCTCAGCCAGGCCTTTGCCGATCAGGACGTGGGCATATTCGTCGTTAACGTCGTCGAACACTTCCCCTCGCTTTACCTTCGCCGAATCGGCCTTGAGCAGATCGGCATCACCCACGAATCCCCATAACGCTCTGACTTTCATGTTGCCTCCGAAAACAAAAAGGCCGGCGAAGTGCCGACCTTGGAGTTGTGTGGAATGAGTTATTTGGCGTTCGGCAGGTTGCCCTTTACCAGCGCTTCCCGGCGACGGACGCCGAGCCCCAGACGCTCCTCGACCAACATTGCGATCTCGTTGCGGATGAACTGATCGTTGATCAAGCCCATTTTGAACTGGAAGGTCATGCGGTCGAACAGTGTTGTCGAACGTGCGAAGTTTGCTACCAAAAGCTCACCGCCGGCATCAGAATCGCCTTCATCCATGCTATCGGAGGTGATGACAGGACGCCCCCACAGGATCGGTGTAACCAGGCCTTGCAGATTGGCGAACAAGTAGCGGTTGTCAGCATCCTTTTGCAGCTCGATGTTCATCCAGTCGAGCTCGGTCATGACAATGCCGTCAGCAGACATCTTGGATTGCTTGCGAACCTGATAGATGGCGCGGCGAACCATATCGATTGCGGTGTCACCAGTTTTGCTCAGCGCTGTGTTGAATTCCGTCGCTTGAGTCATCAGGCCATTCAGGTTTTCACCAGAGCCGTCACCCTTGAGGATTTGAGATTCTTCCTCAAGCTTGAGGTCGTAGCGCAGAAGCTGCTGGATGTACGCGAACATCTGAGGAACGTCTGCCAACACTTCGTCAGTCGCCGGCATCCATACCGCGATCTTCTTGACGCGGTCAGTTTCAGTGGTGAAGGTCACATTGCTGTTGGGCTTCAAGCCACCTTCAGCGACAGGCGCAGCGCCGCGAGTATGCACGTTTTCGCGAAAATACGTGTAAGCCTGCCCGGACACCGGAATGGTGGTGAGAAGGTCACGAATGCGCAGCTCTTGGCGGATGCCTTGCTGGATTACCGGATCGTAGATAGGGGCTACCAGACCGGTACTGGCCAGCTTCATTTCTTTCATGCCGGCCAGGTCTGATTTGGTGACCTCGATGGACGCCGAGTTCACGCTCTTCTGCTGCAGGCCCTTGTAATCGTCATGGCCACCGACCATGTCGATAAAAGATTTTCCTTCGCCCGGCTGCCCACGCAGTTTGACGCCCTTCTGTTCCAGGTCCTGGACCTGATCGATGACTTTTTGCAGTTCATCCTTTTGCTTCTGGATCTGAGATTTCATCTCAGTGGTGACAGAGTTGCCTTTCTGCAGCTCCTCGGTCACCGCATCGTATTTTTTCTGCAAGCTGCCAAAGCCTTCTTTCAGCTGGGCTTCGAGAGACGTTTTTACTTCAAGAACTGGATCGGTCATGGCGACACCTTAAAAAATTGGTCGAAAGTGGTGGATAGTGATTTCAGCCCTTCCACGATCGCCGTGGCCTCACTGCCGCCATCACGGCGTAGTGCGGAGTAGCCGAGCGAGGCGACTGCTGCCGCCTCTTTCTGAGACAGCCCCATGCGTTCACGCAGGGCATTCTCGAATAGTCGAATGTCTGATTTAACTGTGAGCACCTGCGCCTCGGGGTTCATACCAAACGGCACGAAAGACGCCTCCCACAACTCGGCCTCTTTGATGATGCGAACCCGGCGGCCCGCGCGCTCTTCAAAATCTGCCTTAATGGTGTTGAAACCGATGGACATGCTGTCGAGGATTTCGGACTTCATCAGTTCATAGGCGTCACGCGCATAGCTGACTGCCAGATTTACTTTGCCCTTCAGCAAAAGGCCGTGGTCGTCCTGGGTGTAATCGGCAGCGCCAACCAGGCGGGTCAGATCGTGATACAGGGCCAACTTAAGCTTGCCGCCGCGGGTCGTTTTCACTTTGGTGAAGGCACCTGGCAGGATCACGTCGTCGCCCAAGTCAACGTTGTTGAAAACAGCGGCGTAGCCTTCAAAATTGCCAGCTTCGTCCACTGTCTTTAGTTCAAACGGGACTTCAAGTTTTGACATTGGTCTGCATCTCCCACCGGGTAACCCGGTTGTATTCATCGCCTACCAGAGGAGGCAGATTCTCTTTCTCGCGCACTTCGTTGATCGTCATCCAACCCGAGCCGCCGGAGCCGCCCAAGGCGCCGCCGTAGTAGGTAGCGCGTCCCGCGCTGTCTGCACGTAAAAGCCCCTCAACAGTGAACTCAACAAATCGAGAATATTTTCGGTACAACTTGTCGCTGAACTCGTCCTCAACGGCATCGATGTAGGGTTTCAGGCCAAAGGTGATGAAACCGGTCAGCTGCTGCTCAAGGTTTGATCCCATGATTGACGTTTTACCGGCCCTATTGGCCAGCCAAAGAGGTACGCCGTAGATGCCCGCAATCGCTTCCTCTTGGAACTGCTGTGACTCAATAAACTGGGCATCTTTCTGACTAATGCCCGCTGGCACTATCTTAGGATTGCCCTGCAGGATGGCCATTTTCCCAATGTCATCCACGTCGCCCTTGCGCACATCGGGAAATTTCTCCATGACCTGGGCTTGCTGCTCTTTGGTCAGGAACTGCTCGTAGATCACGTAGCCGCCGGTAAAGCCGCCTTTGCGCATAAAGCGTGATGACCACTGCTGGCCGGCCTTTGCCAGCCCCATAGTTTCTGCCTGATATTCAATAGGAGAGAGCCCAACAATGCCGTCCAAGCTGAAAAGCTTGAAATGCAGCATGTTTTCTGGAGAAACCGGAAACGGTTCACTGTCCTTTGGCGTGACGCAGTAGATGAGGTCGTCATCCGTGTCGATCGTGACCGTGTTGCAGTCCAGGGGCACGAATCCGATAGGGTCTCCATTACGGTTTCGCTCGATCAAAGCAAATGCGTTTCCCCTCAAAGCCATATTCACCACAACGAACTTGAGAAAATTAAGCTGCGTCATGTAGGGGTTAGGTTTGCGCAAAACCTTTAGCGATCGATCACTGCCGGGAATCAGCTTCCTGCCACCCTCAGCGTCTTCATATAATTTTAAAGGCAGTCCGCTCAGGGACTCAGAGAGGATTTTCACGCATGACCACACCATGCTGATTGAAAGCGCGGTTTTGGTGTTCACTCTAACGCCAGATTTAGTGCGCTTGCCTCCGACCTCCATATCAACTTCGACATAGTCGCCCGTCTTCGGATCTGTGTAGCCAAAGAATCCCCAGGTACGGGGGTTGTACCAACGAAATGCCATGGTCAGCCTACAAGTCCGAAGAAACCGCTGTTTAAGTAGTCATCCATCCCGCCTTTGCTTTCGGGGTTGAGTGACATAAGGGATACCGCGTTGAAGGTGGCCATGAGCGGGTCGATCTTGGCCGAGCCTGAAGCCTGCTTGGTGATGAGGATCGAGTTGCCACGCGGCTCGACCCTGGCATTACCGCAGCACCAGGCCATCATGGGTTGGCCGCCGTGGATCAGCCCGCCCTCAGCCAGCTTGCGCTCGGTAGTCTTGATCGCGCCGCCCAGCTTCCAGCCCTGAGATATACCGATGATCTTGTCCTGCGGTACGCGAGCGGCGACCAGCGCATCAAGCACACCACCAATGCCAGCCGGGTCGACGCCGACCTGATCCAGCAACCCGGCCTTCTCGACGCGGGCAGCCAGGTCCGCGACTTCCTCGAGGTCATCGCCAATGACTTGAACCATGGTTAGATGGGACTCTTTGGCGAAGTCATGAAGCCGAGGCGCTTCACCCTTACGGCGCTCAAGCACCGACGGGTGAGCCCAGGCATGCGTCCACAACAGCCACTGACGCGTGTGCTTGTCACGCCCAATTGCCGCGAACCCAAGCAGGTCATCCAGACCGCCGCCGTCGATGCCGATATCGATCACCTCGCAGCGCTCGATCAGATCGTCCAGCGTCAGGCCGGGCAGCTTGGCCTGCACTTCCCAAAACTCAGCACCGGCCCACCGATCAGAGCGCAGCGCCAGGCCAATCTCGACATTCAAATGCTTGGCCAGAAAGCCACGGAATGATTCTTCGCCGTCGATCTGCGCCTGGGTGAAGCCGCGTTCAATGAACGGCTCGTCTACCGACAGCCCCAGATTCGGGTTGGTGATGTACGCGTGTTTAACGTCGCGGTGGTCGCCCGCGTCGATCATGTGTTTCGGGAACTCGTAAAGCACCGGCAAGAACGACTTGTCGACTATGAGGCCGTCGCGCACCTGGCGTGCGTACAACAGCTTCTGCCGGAATACACCGGCTGGCGGTGCGTCGGACTGGGTCGTCGCCCAAATAATGAAACCCTCGGGCCTTGATGCCAGTCCACCAGTAGCCTCGCGCAACATCGCCTCGGCATTGGCTCGCTTGCCGAACACCCACAGTTCGTCGATGAATACGCCAATGGCTTTCTTGCCCGATACCGTCTCGCTGTCGGCTGCCACTACCTTGAGGGTTGCGCCGGTCTGCATGTGCGTAACGGTACGCAGGTGATCCTGAACTTTGAGCAAGGCCGATAGCTCTTCGTCGGCCTTCACCATGTCCCGTATAGGGATGTAGGAGTTGTCGGCAATTTCCTTAGTCGGCGCCAAGATGATGAACTCGCCCGAGGTGCGCCAGTTCAGTACCAAAGCAGTCAGCATAATGCCGGCGGCAATGGTCGACTTACCGTTCTTCTTGCTGATCAGCAGCATGAACTCGCTGATCATCCGGCGCCCGCTGTACGGGTCATAGGCGCCGAAGATGGCAGCGACGAATTCATTCACCCAAGACCGCACGGTCTCGCACATCAGCGGGCTGCCAGTGGCGTCCACCATGCGCAGGTTGCCGAAGACATCCAACGCCTCATCTGCTTGATCAGGGAACAGTGGCTCGAAAGGGATCAGGCTCTGGCGGGCAACGATGCGTCGCTCCCAGTCTGTGCAGGCGGTTGACCACTCCATCATTTCACCACCGACAATGGACCTTTACGCACTCCAAACTTGCCTTGAGCTGCGCCCGCAGCCTTGTCCTTGGCAGTCTCCTTCTTGCCGCTCTCGCCCTTGCGCGGGTGGACAAAGGGCATCAGCGCCTTCGCGGCGTCGACACGCAGTTTCGGTTCTGTTTCAAAGTCGTTCATGACCGCCAACAGAAAGTCTTTGGGGTCCGAGTGACGCATGGCCTTCGCCAGATCGAAGCCAGCTTCTTGCGGCTGATCCGTCGCCTCGTCAGAGGTAGGAGCCGGGGTTGACCCTTTAACTTTTTTGTTAACGGACACCGTGCCCAGTGCGGCCATCACGCTCGGATGTTTCGCCAGCCTTGAACCGGCTGCCGATGCGCTGGCAGCCGCGTATCCTGCGGCTATCGCTGCATTTTTGTTGGACGCACCTCCCCTAACAGCGTCGACAAATGCCCGCTGTTTAGGTGTTAAAGCCATTAACAAAAAATCCTGAAGGGGAAAAAATCTGTACGTGCGGTCGAGGGCGGTCTAGTGATCGAAAAACCCCATATTTTTGACCCCCCCCTCCAAAACGCCTGATTTCGCACCAAAACCGTGCAAATCACGCCAAAACCGGTCAAAACGCCCGTGTTTTCGTCTCTTCGCGCTGTTTCACGCTGTCGTGGCAGGTCTTGCAGAGGGATTGCCAGTTGGATCGTGCCCAGAACAGGGTCTGATCACCGTTGTGGGCGATGATGTGGTCGACTACCGACGCAGCGACGACTAGCCCAGCTCGGTCGCAGTAGACGCACAGCGGGTAGGCGCCCAGATGGACCAAACGCGCTTTCTGCCATGCGTAGTTGTAACCTCGCTGGTTCGCCGTGGTCTTGCCCGCTCGCCAAGTAGCAGGCGGCGCGGTGCTTACCCGGTCGCCTTGGGTAGCGACGCGGTTGCCGAGAGTCTTCAGTCGAGCCATGTGTCACTCCACTTGCTGGTGCGTCATCGGCCCGCTGCTATCCTCATCGCCGCTCACGCGCTGGATCTGGATAGCCAGCAACGCATCGAGGTGCGAGCCCAGTCGATCACTTAATGGGGTGTCCTGCTTGGCATTCATATCCTCCATCTGCTGATGCTCATCACGCAGCATGCGAACAGTGGACTCGATGGCCTGCTCCAATGGATCAAGCATGAAGCCACTGGCGAATCCTTGTAGCGCCTCGACCTTGAGCTCAGCACCCGCAGTCAGCGTGTTGGTATAGGTCATGTACTTTCTCCGCGCCACGAAATGGCAATGTTTGAATTTGTGGCGCGTTACGGCGTTTGCCGCTCTACTGCCTCGTTGACCTTGTCTGCTGCCTTGCTCGCCACCTCTGCCGCTTCGGTGGCCTTGCCGGCTGCACCTTCAACCTTTACGGCTGCATCGGTCGCAGTCTTGGCCAGCTTGTTCAGGCGCATGTCGCGCTGCACAGTGGCCTCATCGTAACCCCGGCGCACCTCGGCGACCTGGGCGCTATACCAACTGGCAAGCGACCATTGCGAAGCACCGAAGCCCAGCGCAAACGATCCAGTCACCAGCAGCGAGGCAATCACCCATACTTCAAGGCGACGCCACCACCGCCGGGCGATGAAGTCTCTAACGCATCTTTCCATCAGTTGATACCTCCAAGCTGTGAACGCAGACGGGCTATCTCAGCGCTTTGGCTGGTCACCTTGTCAGTGAGCTGGGAAACCTGGCCGGTCAGGGCTTCGATCTTCCCTTCCATACGGCCAACAGCGGCGGCCAGCTCGTTACGCTCTTTGGCGAACTGGTCGGCTCGGGCCTCGGCTTCTTTGCGGGCCTGGCGTTCCGAGTCGAGCAGTTCGTTCAGCCTGCGGACGGTGCCGATATCGGCGTTGTCCATGGCGCGGTCGGTCGCATCCCTTGAGAGGAACTTCCTCAACCACAGGAAGCCACCCAGCAGAATGGTGCCCGTTCCGCCCAGCCAGGTAGCTGTGCCTGGGCCGAGGTCGGTCGGGTCCATCGTTACTCCAGAAATGAAAAAGGCCCGCCGATATGGCGAGCCTTGGAATGGGTGCAGATGGCAGCCCTTTCAGACTGCAGTAGCGGCGCTTCCCTCCAGTCCTCGCTCTGACTGTTTCCCCTGCGCCATAAGGCTGGGCTTTGTTCATCTGCATAAAATTGCGTGTCTTCCCACGCCGCCCGCCAGCACTACCCCGTGTGATGGAGCGAGGGCACACTGACTGCCGGTGTTCTTTCGTAACGCGTGACTACCGGCTGTACCGCGTCCAGGCTCCGCCCGAAGGCCCACCCTGACTGTGTTCAACATCAAAAATGGTAGCGACACTCGGAATCGAACCGAGCTGAATGGGCTTATGAGACCCACGACATCAACAGACAGTCGACCTCGCCAGAAACGAAAAAGCCCCGCACGATGGCGAGGCATATCAAAGGGGTAAAAAGCAAAAATCCCAACTCTAGGGTTGGGCTTTGCTCGCGGAAAAACCGCAAAGTAATCCGAAATCTATAGATTCGGACCGGGGCTGTCAACGCCTATTGCGACGGCAAGCTCTTACGATCAGAGGGAGCGGCGGCGGTAGGGGAAACAGAAGCGGCAGCTACGGCGGGTGTGCGCGACAGCGGTCCAATATCCGATAGCCGCAACGCTTGTGGCACTGACTTCAACTCAATAATTTTGAAGCTAGGTCCAACTTTCGAGCCATTGAGCTCACCCGTCAATACCAAATCTCCATAAAACCCAAGTATCACGTCCTTGTCAGTTACCCAATATAACTTTTGAGTGGCCGCTTTCTTCTCTCCCACTGCGGACCATATGCCAACCAAACCGAGAATTACTACGCAACTTATCAGGCCTTTAAACATGAGAAGAGTATGCCTCTCGGTCAACGAAAGCTGCTTGGCAGGCTTTCCTACATCCTCATTACCTATCTCCAATAGCGGACGGTTAATTGCCACAGTGCCGAAAGCTGCCAACATCGTGGCAATGCCCCACACCCACTGCCATCTTAGATCGAGTGACACATACCAAAACACCAATAGAATATAGGTCACAACTCCCCCCGCCATTGCATACCTATAAGAGCCAGGCAACCGAGCGTAACCTATAAGCAATCCAGCCAGCAGCAGGGTAACCAACAGCGCGGGATAAATCGCATCGACCATCGGTAGAACGCCAAATGAGGATATCTGTAGGAACTCCGTGGGCGCACCGAAATAGCTAAGTCTCGCAGATTCAAAAAGTGCAAAAAATAGATAGGACAAGGGACCAAACACAGCCGCTGTCGAAACCAAAAATGTGATTATTTTCTTTCCGGTCGGCATTAATTATCCCGTTATCGAAGAACTACATAGACTTAATCAAGCAGCCTGCCTCCCGGATTCTAGCGCGCCGTCGATCCATGCGATACCGGCTTTCCAGAGCTGCCGGGTCTTCTCCTCACCAAACCCCATCTTTTTCCCCACGACCATTAATGAGGTATCGCGGGAAGTGTAGTACTTGATGATTACATTGCCAGCTTCCTCATAACGGCTGCGCAGACGGCCGACAAGACGATCTATCAGCAGCGCCTGATCATCGGTGATCATCGGCGTGGGAATGTCGTTTTCGCGTGATGCGCAGCAGGAAACGCCCGAACCCAGTACGACCCAGCGGCCCCAGTGCTCAAGCAAGTCCTCAACAGTGCGTTCGATATTCTTCATGCTCAATCCCCTGTCCAATTCGATCCACCGGCACCGCGGCGGTTGTTCTGCTGGTAGATAGCCGCAGGCCCGGAAAGCACTTCTACACGGCGGGCAAGCTCCAGGTTCCGCATTGCCTGATGGAGCATCAAGCCCAATGCAGTGACCAGCAACTCGAGCGGAAGAGCATCACCGGTATCAGCGGCCACCCAACCGGACGCGTTGCACTGGACGCAGGCCAATTCATGGAAAACGCCTTTCACCACTGTTCTGCCCTTGCAGGCCGGGCACTGTTTAACTTCTGTCTGCTGAGCCTTGAAAGCGGGGCCATGCTGCTTTTTCATCATTTTAAACCTCGCCTTTTATGGATTCGTGATCGCGCTAGAAGCCGCGCCGGTATTGGCCTCGACGGCATTCTGCGAATTTTCGTTTCTAGTCAGGGTCGAGCGGTGAATGCGGCTAAAGCCTTTCCCGTCTAACCATTCGTGCCACTTGTTCAGCGCGTCACGCTTGAGCAGTTCAGCCGAGGTGTGGATGTAGGTCTGCACGTTGCGGGTCAGCGTGTGGTTCACCAGCATCTCGCCTATCAGGAAGTCGACGCCCAGATCAGTCCAGCCGGTCCGGGCCACTTTGCGCAGGTCGTGGCTCGTCCACTCACCCTTGCCCAGGCGAGCGAATACGGCACATGCCTGGCTGTCGCTGATCGGTCCACGATTGCGGGCCGGGAACATGTAGGCGCCCTTGTAGCCCTTTGATGACTGCCAGTCCCGATACCGCTCCAGCAACGCACAGGCTTGATGGGTCAGCGGTAGGCGATGCTCACAGCGGGTCTTGGTGTTCTCGGCAGGAATGAACCACTCGCCCTGCTCACCCAGAGTGAGGTGCGACCACCGGGCCTGCCTTGTCTCGCCAGCACGCGTGCCGTGACACAGCATCATCAAGGCCAGCATGCAGTCCTGCGGGTGCTGGTCGAACCCTGCAGCAAGGTCACCAAGCACCTCTTCCAGCTGAACGGCACGCAGCCGCGATGGTTTCGGCAGGATGCGGGCCTTGGTGAAGTCGGTGAACTTGAATCCGGCGACTGGGTTCTGGGCGATCAGACGCAGCTTTTCGGCCTGTCGGAACGCGACCACCAGCACGCCCCACATCAACCGGACGTAGGAGAGCGACATTTCGGCCTGCATGGGCCACATGACCAGCTTGTCCAAGGTGGACCGGTCCACATCGGCAATGAGCAGCTCGGACAGGCGCGGCTTGAGGTGGCAGGTGATGATTGATGTGTTGGTGGCGCGGCGCTTTGCCGAAAGACTGCGCTCAGTGGACTGACGAACCATGAACCACTCCAGCAACTGGCCAACGGTCTGCAGCGTGCCAGCGGCGGCGGAAGCCTTCGGGTCAGTCGCAAGGCGCTCCCGGATCTTCGGCAGAGCGTTGATCAGCCCTTTTACTGACAGCTCTGGGAAACCGGCGATCTTCTCCCACTTCTTGCCCACCACCAGGTGCCAGGTGCCGCGCTCACGATTCTGATGAAATCGGAAGTAGACGCCCGGATAGCGAGCATCGCGCAGGTCGCGCACGTCTGAATTCGCTGCCTGCCGGCGGATTTCCGCATCCGAGAACGAAGTAAGCAGGGTCTGGCTCATGCGGCCACCACAGTCTGAGGAAGTCGGAGGTATGCGCGGATCTGCTCCATCGCATCGAAGTGACCACGGCAGATAATCGCCAGATAGCCTTGCAGGTTGAGCTGGCGTATCCACTCGTACTGGCTGCCCGAGACAGCGGCGTCGTGCGGTGGCGTGGCCTTGAACTCGATGTAAAGGCCGAAGTACCCACCACGGGCCATCGGCAGCACCAGATCTGGAACACCGGCGCGCACACCCTGCTCTTTCAGCTTGATCGCAACCAGCTTGTGCCGGTGGCCACCATTGGGGACGTGATAGATCAGCGCCGCCACCAAGGGCATACGCAGCTTGAGCTCGCGCAGCAGCGCTGCCTGTTCCAGGCCTTCACGGTCGACGGACTTGGCGCGGGTACGCTTCGGTTTGAACAACGTCATTTCGGCGGGCTTCACGATGACACCTTTCCTTCGCGAATCAGCGCGTCCTGGGTACGCATCACCCCCTCGGCGTGAAACAGGCGGACTTCGTTACGGCTCAGCACCGCCGGGGCGCGCAGGCGGCCATCGGCGATATCGTGGCAGTAAGCACACGCCCAAGCGGCCTGCAGGTCGTTTGGCTTGATGCTCATGCCGCAAGTACCAGCGAGCCGGTAATGGGCCAGCACCGTGGTCGAGGATTCGCTCGAACAGCCTGGGTAACGGATCTGGCATTCGCGGTCGCGCGCTGCCTTGGTGAGTTTGCTCATTGCGTGTCTCCGCTGCGCTTGGCACGGAGCGCGGCCAACGCCTTGTTCCCCACTTCGGGAGTGATTGATTTGCCCGGTGCTGCGAGCTGAGCTACCGGCACGGGGGGCAACTCTTCACCACGCCAGATCTTGCGGCACTGCTCGAGGTATTTCTGCTCAAAGCGAGTCATCCCCAGGTCGCGAGGAAGCGTTTGCAGGCTGAGAAAGCCGGAGGCGGCAGTGGCGTGGTAGATCGCCGGGTGAAACCACTTGCCGCGCCCTTCCATGCCTGGGTGTGAGTTACGCAGGGCTTGGGAGTACGCGACCTCGACGCTAGGCAGGCCAAGACCCTCTGGAGCAAAACACCAGCTCACGAACACGCCAGGCGCGGGCACGAATGCCGATTTGCTCGCGCTGACCACGCGCATACCGTGGCGCAGTTGATCCATTGAGTTGATCCCCGAGCGCATGAATTCCGCCAGCCATTCCAGTTTTGCGGCGTTCATTACCTCCTCGGTCGGCCAAGACTGCCTCCATGCGCCGCAAGCTCCACGCAGCCGCAAAAACAATTCGTCGATCACTTGGCGGGTGGCCGGGTCGATCTCGACAGAGACCGCAGGCGATGGGGTGTAGGTCGGATCGGTTCTCCGATTCTGGACCAGGTAACCAGCTCGAACAGGCCCATTCACAGGATCACCCCCTTTGAAGCCCAGTCGCCACCGGCTGCCACTTCCTCATCGGCTGAGAGCGAGCCTTTTGCACGCTCTTTCACGTACCAACCCACCAAGCGGTTACACCAACCGGCGGATGTGTCTACGGTGTTCTGCTTGGCCACAAACCAGCCGATGAAGCTGCGGATAAGCGCGTCAGGGATATCGGCAGGCTTGACGCCAGCAATCTGAGCCTGGGCGTTCAGGTAACGGCTATCCGGTGCCCAGTCGGCGAACATTGCGAAGCGCTGGCGATCGTCGGTTGACTCAAGGGCCTGCTTATCCTGCTCATCGATAACGTCCGAAATCTCGCGCGGCTGCTGCTGTTCGGTTAATTGATGGTTAAGTGACGTATTGGGTGCAGATTTCGCACCCCGTTCGGTCGAATTCTGCACCCCGTTCCGCTGTGATTTGCACCCCGTGCCGTCATCTGCACCCCGTTCAGTCCGGGGTGCAGTATTTGCACCCCGCTTTATCGGCAAGTCATAGACGACTGGGCGTCGGTCATGACGTTCGATGTACACTGCGGCCAGCGCCTGATTGCCCGGAACGATCAGTTCAGACGCCCTCAACAGCTCCAGCTTGGAACGAACTGTGCGCTCGGAAAGACCAGTGTCTTCACTCAGCGTGGTGGCCGAAGGGAACGCCCCTCGCCCGTCCGTACCGGCGTAGTTGGCCAGACACAGCAGCACATGCCGTGCACTGGAATCGGAAAGGGTCACGCGCGGGATCTGTAGCGCCCACGACATTGCTTGAACGCTCACAGTGCTACTCCAATCGTTCTGCCTGTGTTGCCTTGCTCAGGTCTGATGTGCATAATCTGTCTCGCATAGTTGTTGAAGAAGCCGGTCTAGCCACCGGCTTTTTTTTGCCTGAAATTTGGTACTGGATGAATCAACAGCCCATCCGCTGTACTACCTGCCCTTCCCGCCTGAGCGGATAATCTCCCCCGTCGAGTGAAAAGTCGGGCGGGGCTCCTTGCGGGCTGCTTTCGTGATTTTTCGGTGAAGAGATTCAATCGCTTTCCCAACCTCGTACCGGGTGTCGCCACCTTTCGTGATGCGAAATATGGTCGGCTGAGTGGTATTGCAGTGCTCGGCGATGCGAGCTTGGCTCCACCCCTGCGCGGTTAAGTCGCTCAGCATCTCGGTAATGGTCATACGGTTCCACCAATGCGATTTGTAATTGACATGATAATACGCTACCGAATTATTGCAGGCAATACACTTCGCCCTCCCCTAATACGCCGGGTCGAAGCTATGACTATCGCGCTGCGCCTGCGCGCCAAAATGAATGAGAAAGACCTGTCAGAGAATGAGTTAGGCCGTCGTTCTGGCGTACCTCAACCAACTATTCATCGAATTCTCAACGGGGATAGCTCGACTCCAAGAAAAGCCACGGTGGAAAAACTCGCGAGGGCACTCGGGGTAACACCTGAATGGCTTTTGTTTGGGGGTACTCAGGGGAATGTCTTGCCAGCCTCTCCGCCACATAAAGAAGCCAAGAAATACCCCGTAATCAGCTGGGTAGCTGCTGGGGCTTGGTCTCAATCTGCTGACGTGTCTCAGCTTGACTCTGGATCGGAGATGCTGGCGTCTGATGTTTACGTGGGCGAAAATGGCTACTGGCTCGAAGTCCAAGGCGACTCAATGACCCCAGCCCAAGGAAATGGCTTCACCCCTGGAATGAGGGTGTTGGTGCAGCCAGAGGGCTTTGATCTGGTTAGTGGCAAGTATTACATCGCACTGCTTGGAAGCACAGGTGAGACGACCCTCAAGCAGTACGTTAGAGACTCTGGCATCGGCTATCTTAAGCCTCTCAACCCTGACTTTAAGATGATCGTAATTGACGGCGATGTGCAGATCATAGGTCGTGTTGTCGACGTGAAATTCCCTAATTCCTTTCTGTAGGCAGGAGGCAAGGCAGAATGTTTAACCGCTTAAAAATCGGCACCCTGTCAGCGCTGGCAGTAGGTTCGCTGCTCGCGACTACTCATGATCGTGCATTCGCAGCAACTGAGGTTGATTGCGAAACGTTCGAAAAGATGGCGGGCATGACAATGACTCTGCGTCAACTCGGAAGGCCGATGTCAGATATGTACAGGACAGCAAATGAACAGCCACCCGAGATCGCGGCGATAGGCAAGGAAATGATCGACAACGCGTTTGAGATTCCCCGATATTCGAGAGACGAACAGATAAAGCAGGCCGTGACTGAATTTCGTAACGAGCACTTCAAGGCCTGCCTGAAGGCTGAGAGAGCACCCAAGCAATAACCGTCGCACCCTCAAGACCCGCTAAAGCGGGTTTTTTTTCGCCCAAAAATATTTCAATTCGTTTTCGGATTAAAAATCTTGCATAGATCTATTCGCTATCGTATTGTTCTTCCATCGAAACGCGAGACCGCTTTAGCAGCTTCCTCGCATCGACCACAAGACTGGTGAAGCCGCCAGATAGCACGGGATCAGCGAAGTGGTCTCCCAGCCCCGGATAACGGGACCGACTGGACGAAGCTCTTTACAGAGAACGGAATCACCTGTTGGACAGCATCACTGAAGCACCTGGCTTGCCGGGTGCTTTGGGATGACAACCACCGAGTAAAACGTAATGGACACCACCATCGTATGTGGGGCATGGAGAGGCCACCTCGGCCGTGGTCTTGCGCCGCGAGAGTTGCAGTTTTTGTTGTCAGCCGCCCAGGGCTGCACAGCCAAGGAAATCGCCCGCACCTTCGGCATCGCGCCGGGCACGGTCGTCAAGCGCCTGTCGGTCGCCATGTTCAAGCTCGGCGTGAATCGCCAGACAGCGATGATCGCCGAGGCCATGCGCCGCCAGATCATTTCTCCGCTCTGCCTGCTGTTCATGTCGGTGATCGTTCTGCACGCAGTGCTGGGCGACGAATCGATGAGGCGCGAGCGCAGAGCCCCGGAGTCACGCCGGGGCGGGTACGAACAGAAGATCAGCCGTAAAGGTTCGGACAAGCTCAGGCCAGTAGCGGCGATCTGCTGAGCATGAATTCGCTGGCTGGCCTTGGCGACAAAGCAAGACGGGAAATCAATAGGAGGCAAAAAATGGCTCAGTTCAATATTGATTCACACTTGAGCAATGGCAAGCGTTTGGAGTGGCTTGCACTTGCTGATGCCGGTGAGCTACCAGAAGCGGTACTGCAGCAGGTCAAGCAAGCGGCAGTAGGAAAGTTCGGCGAAATCGTATCCTCTAAGCGCTGGGGACACGCCGAGAAGAGTAATGGCTACGTTGTCGTGATCATGGAGGCCTGAACAACCAGCTACACGTCAGCCTGACGAAAACTGCCCGAACCCTGTCATAGCGCCAGGCTGCATCGGAGTGTGATCTGAAATCGGATCGGAATGCACGTTCAAGTCGCGCCGAAACCCTGAGCGCCCGGACAGGCAGATCACACCCCGATGCGGATGAGTTCAAACCGTTAAATCGGCCCCCTGCATCACCCTCCCCCAAATCAAAACGACCGCATCGGCAGGTGCCAGGCCAGTCTCACGGCTGGGTTTGGTCACCCGCGCCTGGCATCTGGCCAATGCGGTCAAGGAGCCTCACATGCATCAGACAATCAGCCAGCGTCGTGCAATCCTCGAAGGCCTGCGCCAGCGCTGCAACCTTTCCACTGCCGAGTTTTACGACAAGGTCGGCCGCAAGAATCCCGCAGCTCTGCCGCGCTTCACGGTCGTGCCGAACGGCAATAACGAGTTCGGCATCGTCGAGCGCTCGACCGGCACTGTGCGCGGCGTGCATCGCGGGCACAGCGCAGCTTGCAAGGTCGCTGATCAACTGGAAGCCCAGCCTGTACGTCAGCGGTCGTTCGCCACTCACATGCTGCGCTGGATTGCTGCCATCGCTACCGGCCTGGCGCTGTTTGCGCTGTACGGTGCCAGCTGATGATCAGTCCAGAGCTGAGCATGATTCAGCGCAACAAAGAGCGGTCCGCCGTCCTCGAGGCCGAAGTGGCTGAGTTCCTGAAGAGCGGCGGCGTGATCGCCACGCTGCAGGGCTTCTCTTACAAGCCTAGGCCCTATGGGCGCATGGGGACGGCAGCAACGCCCGCGCCGCGGCGCCGTACCA